TCGTAGAAAAGCAGTTCATACCCTGGTTACAGACCCTAAAAAAATACAAGAATATTTAGATGATGAGCTAGATGAAAACTCATACTGTTATATAACTACTAAATCTCCTGACAATAAAGCTATAGACTCTCTATTAGATAGAGGTCTAGGAAAAGCTACTACTAATGCTAAGACTGAAACAGCATTTACATTTGAGCTTCTTGACTACAAACAACCAGAGATGATTGATGGTAATGTTCAAGACGTTTTACCAGATAACAAAACTGAAAATGGAACCAACAAAGATAACGATACCTTATAAATTTACTCCAAGAGACTATCAAGTGGATTTTATGGCTGCTCCACAGAGATTTAAGATAGCTGTATGGCATAGACGTTGTGGTAAGACTAAAACTGTATTAAATGACCAAGTTAGAAAGGCTCTAAAAACAAAAGGTGTCTATTATTACGTAATGCCTACATATAAATTAGTAAAACAGGTTATTTGGGACACTTTAGTGGAAGAACACATACCTGAAGCTGTTATATTACGTAAAAACAACTCTGACCTTACTATTTTCTATAAGAATGGCTCTATTCACAGATTTGTAGGAACAGAAGACCCAGATAAGCACAGAGGAAACAACGCAGTAGATGTGGTCTTTGATGAGTTCTCAGAACAAGAGGAACAGATATGGACAGCCATCTTTCAACCAGTTCTTAGAGAGAATGGTGGTTCAGCTACATTTATTTTCACGCCTAAAGGTAAGAATCACTCATGGAAGCTCTTACAAACTGCTAAAGAACATACAGATGAATGGTATTGGTCTGTTAAATCAGTCCACGAGACAGATTCCTTTACTGAATCCGAACTAGCAAAGGTTAGAGCTCAAACTCCCCTGGCTCTATATCAACAAGAGTATGAATGTGCCTTCCTAGATGGTGCATCTGCCCTATTCCGTAATATACGAGAGTGTACATACGATTCAAGAATGACTCTCCCAGTAGATTCTTTCTTCCAATTAGGAATTGACCTTGCTAAGTATCAAGACTGGACAGTTATAACTCCATTTAACCTAAATACTTTTGTAGTTTATCCACAAGACAGATTCAATCAAGTGGATTGGGCTACTCAAGAAGGTAGAATAGAAGCCGCTGCTAGAAGATATGGAAATGCCAAGATACAAATTGACTCTACTGGTATAGGAGACCCAGTAGTTGAATCTCTACAACATAAAGGTCTAAACATTACAGATGATGGTGCTGTTAAATTTACAGAGAAGACTAGAGGAGACTTACTTCGTAATCTGGCTATTATGTTGGAGAATAAAAAGATTAAAATTCCTAATGATGAAGGACTTATATCAGAGCTAGAAGGATTTAGATTTGAACTAACTCCATTAGGAAAGGTCCAGATGAAATCAACTACTAAACATGATGACCGAGTTATGTCTCTCGCACTTGCTATATTTGGTGTAAAAGAACCAATGTTAGAAGACGATGGTGAAGACTTTAAGATGTATACAGCAAAGTATAATTAGTTTATAATTAGAGTATGGCAAAGAAATATTCAAAAAAGAAGAAGAAAGCATATTCAGAGGAGGTATCAGCTGCAGCTATCGCTATTGTTAGAGGAGAAAAATCAACATGGGAGGATAGTGTAATGTACGTCACTGAAAAAGTAGCATTTAACACAAGAAACCTTATTAGAACATGTATTAAAAATTATTGGGGTGTTTTTGACCAACCAATAGACCCAATAACAGGAAGAAATAAGATTTGGTACCCACTATCAGAAGAAGCAGCTAACTCATGGGCAGATTTATCTGATTTAGATACAAAAGACTTTGGATTTCGCTCAAGACCAGGAGGTTCATACGCATTGACGCAATTAACTCGTCAAATTATGAAAGACTATTTAGACCAAACTAACTTTGGTCAAGAGTTAGATGATAATGCTTTTGAAAAATCTATTACTGGAACTTCTGTAACTAAAGTTCTATCTTATAAAGTAAATGGTAAAAATAAAATCTTTAGAAATAAAGTTTCTCTTTTAAACTTTTATATTGACCCAACAGCAGACAACATACAAGATGCTTATCGTGTAACAGAGCGTGCTCTAATGTACCCAGACGAGATAGCTCAAATGACAGGTTGGAAGAATACAAAGAACCTACAATCAGGAGAAGCACTTCCCAAGAATGACCCAGACATGAAAACTGGTTCTACAGAAGGAAATGTAAAATCTAGAGACGTATATGAGATGTGGGGAAAGATTCCTAAGTGGATAATTACAGGAGAAAAGAAAGATAAGGAATCTGGAGAAGAAATAGATGGACATATTGTAGTTTCAGGACTAGAAGCTCCTGGAGCAGAGTGTCATATTATAGAACAGAACAAAAAGAAGGATAAAGAAGGAAATATAATAAAACCTTACGAGGAAGACTGGGCAATGAAAGTTCCTGGAAGATGGTATGGTAGAGGACCAGTAGAACAGCTAATGATGCTTCAAGTATGGATAAATACTATTATTAACATAAGAATTAATCGTTCTTACGTTTCTCAGCTCGGATTATGGAAAATAAGACGTGGTTCTAACATTACACCTAAGACAATACAAAAATTAGGGTCAAATGGTGCTGTATTGGTCCAATCTATGGATGATATTGAGCAAATGGTAATGCAAGATGCCTCTCAAGCCTCATATACTGATGAGCAGAACATCAGAGACATAGCTAAGAGAGTAACTCGTACTCTTGAAACAGTAACTGGTGAACAACTTCCAGCTTCTATGACAGCTACAGCTACATCAATTCAAGCGTCTTCATCTAAGACTCCATTCACAAAGATAAAAGAACGTGCTGGATTCTGGGGAGATAGACTAATTAACCGACATTTGATGCCTTTGGTGATGGAAAATGCCTCAAAGGGTCAAATAATTCGTATTTTAAACGAAGACCAGCAAATTGATGAGATTGTAGAGAGAGTTGCCTTCCATTATGTAGATAAACTACAAAGTGACCTAGAATTACAACAAATGTTCCTAAATAGTGAGCAATTACAGATAGCTATTCAGTCAGCGAAAGAACAATTACGTCAAAAACCAGAGATTTTCTTTAAAAACCTAGAAGATTTAGTATCAAACTTGGTAGACGCTACTGTTTACATCTCAAATGAAGAGCTAGATATGGGAAGTACAGTTGATAAATTGGTAATGGGAGCTAATCTATTACCAGAACAAGATAGAAAGCCAATGGTTCGTACTATTTACGATACTCTAGGTATGCCTTACCCTCCAGAATTGCAATTTTCACAAAATCAACAAGCAATTCAAGAGCAAGGACAACCCCAAGAAATAGCCAACACCTTAAAATAGTTATATAATAAAAATATGGAAGCACAATTAAAACAAAATAAGGAAATTTATGAATTTGTAGGAGAAGACGGATGGAAGCATGTTAAACAATTACTAATGGAGAAGATTGAAGATTTACAATCAACTTCAAATGTAAATTTAAACCTTCCTCCAGAAGAAGTTGTTCTAGATTTAAAAGTTCGCTCAACCTCAACAGACATTCTAATGGAATGGTTAAGAGAGGTAGAAGGAACTTCTGAACAGTATGAACAAAATGAACTGGAAGAAGAAGTTGCTGAAGTTAGTCATATCATACGCAGTGAGGGTTAGTACCTCCTGCCCTGGGTCTACTGTGCTGGACTCGGGACAGGGTGCTCTAAGTACCCATTAATAGTTAAGATAATAAGATATGTCCGAAGAAAACATTACTCCAGAAACCTTACCCGAAGAGGGCGGTGAGGGAGCTGTTATTGAGGAGGTTCAAACACCAGAAGCGGAAGCTATGACTCTGGGAGAAATTAATGACCTTTTAGGAAAGGAATTTAAGGACCTAGAAACAGCAAAGAAGTCTATTAAAGACACTCAATCATTTGTCGGTAAAAAAGCAAATGATGTTGCAGAAGATTTAAAAGATAAAGGCTATATGAGCGAAGCTGAGTTTGAGAACAAAATGTTCTTTAGAGATAATCCAGAACATGCTGACAACCAAGCCCTATTAGAGGCTATTGCAGTAAAGGAAGGAGTTTCTCTTGTAGAAGCATCTAAAAATGATGCCTATACAAAACTCTTTGATGGTGCAAAGAACTACGAAGAGTCTCAATCTTTGAAGTCTGTGCTAAACCCAAATCCTAGATTACAGGAGGCGACAGAAAAAAGCACACAAGTTAAGGACCTTGCAGATGCTGGTAATGCAGAAGCTGCAGCGAACTTAGCCGCAAAAATTGTTGCTGACGCTTATGAAATGTAATTTAGGTAAATTTATCACTAATTATAATTTATTATGGCAGTAGACAAAGTATTACAAACATATGGTGACGTATCTCGTGTAGATGACGTTGTATTAAATATGGTTGAAATTCTGACAGCGACTGAAAATAATCTTTTAACTACTCTTTCAAAGAGCGAAGCAAAAGATACTGTTCACTCATTCTTAACTGATACACTTGCGACTCCAGGTTCAGCAGCTGTACAGCAAGGAGCAGACTATTCATACCTACAAAGAACAACACCAACACGTCTTACAAACATCGTGGAAGAAATCGCAATTCCTTTCAGAGTTACTAGAGTTGAGCAAAAAGTTCAACATTTTCATGGAGAAAATGAACTACAACGTCAACTTTCAAAGGCTATGAAAGAATGGGGAAATGCCGCAGAGTTTGATATTGTTAGAAGCACATTAGCTTCAGGAGTATCTGGAACAGTTGCAAAGATGAATGGTATTATTGTTGCTATCTCAAAGTCAACAAATACTACAGCACATACATCTGGAACAGTGTTCTCAGCTACAATTCTTGACGCTCTTATGTCAGACAACTGGGATAACTCAAACGGAGATGTTGCACAAGACCTATACGTTGGTTCTTCAATGAGAACAACTATTGATGGGTTTGTACAAAAGTCTAACGTAGTTGTAAATGCCCCAGGTATTTCAGCAATAGTTAGAACAGTTTCAACATACGAAACTGCATTTGGAACACTAACAGTGCATAAGCATCGTTACATCCAACAATCAGGTGACGCTACTGGTCGTGCATTGGCAGTTAGAAAAGAAAAGATAAGACTAGCTTATCTTGACAAGCCATACATTGACACAGAACTAGCGAAAGCTGGTCCTTATGACCCACGTTCAGTTTATGGTTCACTTACTGTTGAAGTAAGAAACCAAGACTCAAACTGGTTTGCAGACGGATTCCTAAAGTAATTTAGTTGTTTATCGGGCTTACTAGGCAAATTGGTTTGCCCGATACAATTTGCCAATAACATATAGCACAGTATGAAAAATGTACAAAGAAAAATTAAAAATTCTGTAGAGTTGTATCAGAAGCATTTCGCTGACGAATACAAGTTGGTTGTAGAACAAATAAAAGAGGTTAGAGAAAGTCTAGAATCAGACTATGCTGACCTAGAAGGTAATCACGTTTTAAAGCGTGAGCTTTTCAGAACCCCAGAAAAGTTGTATAATCTTTTTATTAGTAATTTATCAGCAACGGAACTTAAATATATGGACACTGACGCATATGCCAAATGGTTCATAAAAGAGTTTCCTGAATTTCGCATAACTAAGTATGACTAAAAAAATAGCACTAGCAGTTATTACTAGAGACACTAAAGAAGATGCTCTATTATTAGAGAACCTTCTAAACAGTGTTTCACAGTATATAGATGGATTTTTTATAACAGCCGCCCATGATAAATTTGAAGGACATATCAAGAAAGTATGTGATAAGTATAAAGCTCATTATTCAGAGTTTAAATGGGTTAATGATTTCTCTGCCGCTCGTAACTTTAACTTCTCACAAGTAACAGAAGACTATAACTACATAATGTGGTCAGATATAGATGATACATGGAGTGACTTATCAGGATTAAGAGATTATTTAAAAATAGAAAGAGATGGTTATGCCTTCTTTTATTTATATGACTTTGATGAGGATAATCAACCAACTGTAGTCCATAAAAAGACTATGCTTGTAAAGAATGATGGAACTTTTATTTGGAAAGGAGCTATACATGAAGATTTAGATAATGACAGAGAAATAACAATTGGTTTTATAGAAGATATACATCGTATACACCACCCTACAGAAGAAAGAGTAGAAGAAGCTGCCGCAAGAAACCTAGAAATATCTATAAAGGCAGCAGATGCTTTACCTGATGACCCTCGTGTTTACTTTAATCTTGGTAACTCCTTATTAGGAGCAGGAAAAACAGATGAAGCTATAAAAGTATTTGAACGCTTTATATCAGAGTCACAATCAAAAGAAGAGAAGTATTTGGTATATCAAAGACTAGCATGGTGTCACCATGACCTAGGTAATGAAGATTTGGCAGAAAAGTGTTTCCAAATGGCTATAGGATTAATACCAGTAGAGCCAGAGGCTTATCTAGAGATTGGTAAGTTCTATTTTTCTATTAATAAGCTAGAAGAGGCAGAAGAAAATACTCTAATGGGTCTAAAAATGAAACCTTCGTATAAGGCTATTATTGTATTTAATCCAAGAGATTACGATTATAACCCCCTAGCACTTCTTGCTAAGGTTTACTTCCAGAAAGGAAGACCAGATAAAGCATATCAATGTATGAAAGCATGTCTGGAAATTAGTGATAATAAAAGAATGAGAGAGCTTACTAAGGAAATGAAGGGAGCTATGGAAGGTCTAAAAGAAGTTGAAGTTCTTATTGAAGAGATGAAGAAGGTAAAAGATAAGAAAGAACTAAAGAAACTTCTAGATAAGGTCCCTCAAAAGCACCAATCTCATCCTGGAATATGTTCAATTAGAAACTCTATCTTTATTAAAGAAGAGTCTTCAGGAAATGACCTATCAATCTATTGTGGTATGACTGTTCACGAATGGAATCCTATCTTGTTTAGAGAGAAAGGTTTTGGAGGTTCAGAAGAGGCTATTGTTCACTTATCAAAAGCACTTGCCGCCAAAGGTATGAATGTTAAAGTTTACGCCAATATAGGACCCAAAAGAATAGTAGAAGATGGTGTAGAATGGATTCCTTACTGGGAGTTTAATACTCGTGATAAAACAGACTTCCTGGTTCTTTGGAGGTCAATACAACTTTGTGATTATGAATTAAATGCAGGAAAGGTATTTGTTGATATTCACGATGTTATGTCACCAGCTGAATTTACAAAAGATAGATTAAAGAAAGTTGATAAGTTATTTGTAAAAACTCAAATACATAGAGAATTATTCCCCAATGTTCCAGATGAAAAATTTGCCATCATTCCAAATGGTATAAATGTAGATGACTTTACTGGTAAACAAGAGAGAGACCCTAACTTAGTAATTAATACATCATCTCCTGACCGCTCTTTATCAATGTTTGTAAAGATAGCAGAAAAGGTTAAAGAACAGATACCAGAAGCTAAGTTTAAGTGGGCTTATGGATGGGAGTTATTTGAAACATACAGAGAAGACAAAAAATCTAAAGACTTTATGAAAAAGGTTGAAACTCATAGAGAAAAGGTAGGGGTAGAATCATTAGGTAAGATTCCACAGAAAGAATGTAATGAGCTTTATGAAAAGGCAGGAGTTTTTCTATTTCCAACAGAGTTTATGGAGATTGACTGTATATCAGTAAAAAAAGCACAACTAGCTGGCTGTAATGTGGTTACTACTGACTTTGGTGCTCTTGATGAATCTACTAAGTATGGAACTAAAATACACTCTAAAAAAGATAGACTATTTCTTGGAGAGCCAGGAGGTTTAGATTTCTCTTGTGATGAAGCTCTACTAGACCAATTTGTAGAAGCTACAGTGAAAGCAATCAAAGAAGGTAAGGAGAATAAAGACGCTAAAATCTGGGCTAGAGAAAAGTTTAACTACGATGTTATTAGCACTAAATGGTATAATACTCTATATGGAATATAACGAAGCACTAACAAAACTAGGAGACCCAATAAAGGTAAGTAAGATACTCACAGCTCTTAATCTATCTGTTGATGATTTTAACCAACCTAAAAGAATGGAATCTGCTGAAAGAGTGATTAAGTTTTTAGCCGCCCATCCTGACCCACAATACTATCTAAGAAAAACTATAGGTTCTAAACAAGTAGATAGACTAGACTTTATAGATGAATATATTGGAATGGATTTAGAAAGACAATCACAAACAATGAAATTAGAAGAATTGAATGAAAAACTATCTGTTTATGATATTGAAAACATGGAAGATGTAGATATGGATGTTTACAATCCTCTAATGGAAGAGAAACAAGAGGCTATGTCTACAATAGATAGATTAACAGCTTCTATGGATATATATGAAAAGTAAACTAGGGTTTATCTGGCAGGGGGTAGATGGTCGCTATGGTAAGTGGACTGATGGGTTAAACGCTGCAATGAAGATACTTGAAAAGAAGTATGATGTTAGTTACATAGAACCATTTGATGATTTAGAACCTTATGATGTTCTTCTTTACTGGGAAGCTCCATGCACAATAAATGGTCCACATGGACAAAACTATAAAAGAGTGATGAATTACCCTAAACCTAAAGCTCTTCTTTTTGCTGGAGGTCAGGTAAATAGAGGACAATGGGAAGGGTTTAATGAGATAGCTGTAGAATCTAAAATAAACGTAAAAGAGTTCAAAGAGCAGGGTAAGGATGTATTTACTGCTTTTGGCGTTAATACAGCCCTTTTTAAGCCTACAGAGGCTAAATCTAAGTACAAAGTAGTTCACCATGGGACATGTGCTTCATGGAAAAGACAAGACCTATTAGCACAAGCCTTTGGAAAGGATGCTCTACTAATTGGTAGATTCCAAGAAAAAGACCCTAGCATGTTTAATAATGCTCGTGATTTAGGTGCTACTGTACTAGATGAGCTTACTGGAGAGCCATTAGTTAAAGCCATTTCGTCAGCGAAAGTAATGCTCCAAACTTCAGCTTACTGGGGAGGAGGTCAAAGATGTACTCTAGAAGCTATGGCTATGGGACTTCCAGTTATCTGTATGTCAGACTCTCCAAAGAATATAGAATATGTAGAAGAGTCAGGGGCAGGAGTGGTATGTGACCCTAATGTAGAATCAATTCGTGCCGCCTATGATAAGATAATAGAGAACTATGAAGATTACTCACAAAAAGGTATAGAGTATGTTCAATCTAAATGGACTGAACAACACTATGCCGATAACTTAGATAAAATATGCCAAAGATTACTGTCGTAACCCCCTCAATTCGCCCATCAGGCTTAGTTGTAATGCAGGAGTGTCTCAAAAACCAGTCATTTCAAGACTTTGAATGGTTAGTTGAAATTAACTATTCTGGAGAACATGACCTAAATGCCGCCTTTAATAAGATGATAAAAAAATCTAAAGGAGAGCTAATAGTCTTCTATCAAGATTATACAAAGATAAAAAAAGATGGATTACAGAAGTTTTGGGATGCTTATCAAAAAGATAAAGATACTTTATTTACTGCACCTCTAGGAAAGGTACACACATGGGGTAAAACACCTAAATGGGACTGGAGATTACAGCGTGGCAATATTGAGTGGAATGAGTTAGAATTAGATTGGGGAGCTATACCAAAACATATTCTAGAAGATATTGGAGGTTTTGATGAAAGACTAGACCAGTGGTGGAGTATGGATAATGTATCAGTAGGGAAAAGAGCCCAATTATGTGGTTATAAATTTAAGAATCTAAGAGATAATTTATCATGTGCATTAGACCATGATGCTATGATGGAACACCCTTTTAGAAAGAATTACGCCCCAGAACATGTAAATGTTTTAATAAATGGTTACGAAAGTAGCCCACGATTAGACTATCTGTTATAATTAGTGTATGACACTAGGAGATATAAATAATAAAATAAACACATTAACAAAGACTGATACAGTTAGTTTTCCTGACTCTGAAAGAGTTATTGATTTAAACATCTGGAATCAAAAGATTTTTACTGACGTATTACAAGCCCAAGATTCAAGTGATGCTGATGATACAAATCAGTCTGGTTATGCAGTCCTTAGAACAGACTTAGTTGCTGACCAAAGAGATTATAATTTCGGTATAACAGATGGAGTGGTAAAGATTAAAAATGTAGAAGTTTCATATGACGCTTCAACTGCTTATACTGCTTATGCAGTAGATACAGGAGATTTTGATGAACCATGGATGGATGAATCTCTTACAAATATTGATGATAGATTCTCACAACAAACTCCAGCTTATGGATGGAAAGGAAATTCATTTTTCCTCTTCCCGAAACCAACAGTATCTACTGGTAAGATTTATGTAGAAGTATCACGAACAGCGAAAGATTTTACTGAAGCTGAATTAACAACAGGAACTGTTAAACCAGGATTTGATTTAAACTTCCACGCCATGCTTGCCTATGGTGTGGCACATGATTACTTCTTGTCTAATGGTATGACAGAAGACGCAGCACAGATGGGTAGAATTATTAACCAATATACTGCTCGCTTAAAGGAACAGTACGGAAACAAAAATGAAGAGTACCCTTTAAGACTAGAGTCAGATTATATAAATTACAATTAACTAAAACAATATGGCATCATATAATAAAATAAATAAATTTGTAGAAGCAGTTGCAGAGAAAGTTCATAACCTAGGTTCTGACCAACTTGTTATTGCTTTAACAAACACAGCACACACATCAACATGGGGACAGCTATCAGACCTTACAGAAATAGCTTACACTAATCTTTCATCACGAAATATTACAACTACTACATCAGCACAAACAGCAGGAACATATAAGTTAGTTCTAGCAGACTTAACTCTTACTTCTTCAGGAGGTACAACAGGACCATTCCAATATGTATATATCTACAACGATACAGCAACTAATGATGAGCTAATCGGATATTACGACTATGGAAGTGCAGTAACACTACAAGATGGTGATACATTCACAATTGACTTTGACGCATCAAACGGAGTATTAACAATAGCATAAAACCAATATGGCAGATTCAAAGATTACAGGACTGACAGAGCTAACAACTGTAGCAGATGCAGATGTTCTTGCTATTGTTGATGACCCAGCTGGGGTTCCTGTCACAAAAAAAATAACAAAAGCAAATCTTATTAAGGATGTGTCAGTTTCTTCTCTTGCCAATGGTACAGATGGTGAATTAATTACTTGGGATGCTGCAGGTGCTCCAGCAACAGTAGCCACAGGAACAGCAACACATGTACTTACATCAAATGGTGCAGGAGCAGCTCCAACTTTCCAAGCTCCCACAGGAAGTAGTGTATCGTTTGGAACAGATAATCAGATTCCATACACTAATGCAGGAGCAACAGACTTTGATTATTCAGCTAACTTTACCTTTGATGGAACAGACCTTGCTGTAAATACAGATGACTTGTTTGTTGATGGTTCTACTGCAAAAGTTGGAATAGGAACTGCTACACCAACAGCTAAAGCTACTGTATTTGAGACAAAG